TTTATCGGTTATCCGCAAGAAACTACGAGAGTTTTGTGAGTAACAGCCAGTGTTCCATGCCTGACTGCGACAAAACGCCGCGGGCCAACCAGCGGTATTGCGCAGAATGTCACAGTAAGTATATGAAGGCGTGGCGGGCGAAGCGTAAGCGCGAGCAGGCGCAGCTGCTCGCCAGCGTCGTCAAACTACGCTCTACGGTCGTAGAGCAAAGTCATGAGATCGAACGACTGAAGACGGGGTAACTATGAGCGACTTGACGCTCACCGAAGTTAATCCGTATACCCAGCTGACGCTGATACAGAAGCGTTACGTCGAAGCCCGGCTGCAGGGGCTTAACCAGAAAATGTCAGCCAAAGTTGCCGGTTTTAATACCGAGACGGGCGGCATGTATATGGACGCCTTGGAGCGGAACCCGAAGGTTCGAGCGGCGATTCGGTACCTAATACGCGAGTCCACGCAGAGCGTCGACGAGCTCACGAAAAGTGATGTTATGACTGGCATGATGGACGCAGTGGATGCAGCCGCCACGGCGGGGGAGTTGGTCATGGCCTGGCGGGAGCTGGGTAAGCTGATCGGGGCGTATGAGCCTGAGCGCAAGATTCTCGAGATTCGTGACTATTCGAACGACGAGCTTAAGCAGCTCAGTGACAAGGATTTGTTGAAATTGGCGGGTAAGCGTATGACGGACACCATCGATGCCGACTACGAAGAAGTTTAACGCCGAAGAACGGGCTCTGATACGCCAGCAATTGCGCACATTAGCGAAGCGCGAGGCTATTTGGACGTCTAATACGCGGCACGGCACCAAGAAAAAAGCGCCGAAGTTGCCCAAGGGCGGTACGGCGCTGCTCAAGAGGGCGAGGGAAGAGGCTCCCAGCTACGTAGCCAAGCTGGAGGTGCTGCTGAAGGCGCAGAACCAGGCCAAGCGGAACAAAAAGAACCAAAAAACCATGCAGAAGAAGGCTGATACGGCCGATCCTATCAAAACGCGGGTCGAGCTCGAGGCCGTAGCCGATATGGAGGACAGCAAGGAGGCGCTTGTCGTCCGACGCGAGCTGGCGCAGCGTCAACTGTCGCGCAGACACCTCATCGGCAGCGTTATTCGGTTCAATCCTGACTATTTGGCCGGCTGGGTGCACAAGGACATCTGTTCGCGGCTTGAAAAATTCATGCGCGACGTGGAAGAGGGGCGTAGCCCCCGGCTAATGCTGCAGATGCCGCCGCGGCACGGCAAATCGACGCTGGCGAGCGTGGAGTTCCCGGCCTGGGTACTCGGCCATCACCCTGACTGGGAGTTGATGGTCACATCGTACGCAGAAACCCTGGCTTTGGACTTTTCACGCTCGGTGCGTGAGCGCATGCGTGACCCGGAGTACAACGTACTGTTCCCCGAGACCAAGCTGGACCGGGAGAACCAGAACGCCAAGGGCTGGAAGACGACTAAAAAGGGCATGTTCCTCCCGGCCGGCGTGGAAGGGCCGCTGACCGGTAAAGGTGCTCATATTTTGACCATCGATGACCCCATCAAGAACTCTCAGGAGGCGGAGAGCGAGCTGAAGCGCTCGGGCATCTTGAAATGGTACGGATCGACGGCGTATACACGCCTGGCCCCGGGCGGCGGGGTGCTTATTATCCAGACGCGCTGGCATTTGGACGATTTATCCGGTCGTTTAGAGATGGATATGGCTGAGGGCAACGGCGACGTGTTTGAAGTCGTGCGGTACCCGGCAGTGGCTGTTGAGGACGAAAAATATCGGAAAAAGGGCGACTCACTGCACCCGGAGCGGTACAACTACGCCCAGTTGAAGATGATCCGCAAGGCCGTAGGGGAAAGGACCTGGGCAGCGTTGTACCAGCAGAACCCGGTCCCTGACGAAGGCGCTCAGTTCCAGCGAAGCATGATCCAGTACTACCGGGAGGAAGAGCTGCCTGACCTATTGACGATGGTAGCCGCGTGGGACTTGGCTATTGGGCAAAAAGAGGTCAATGACAAGACGGTCGGCTTCACTTGGGGCAAGGATATTTCGGGTAATTTCTGGTTCGTGGACTGCCGCCACGGGCATTTCGACGCGCTCGAGATATGTGAGGAAATCTGCGACAGTTTCACCAAACATAAGCCTTATACTGTAGGCATTGAGAAGGATAAAACGGCTCTGGCTGTGGGGCCTTTACTCGACACGATCATAGACAGTAGGGAATTATACAGCTTACATGTGACTGAGCTTCGTCCTATGCTAGAGGGCAACAAAGTAAAGCGTTGCCGTACTCTGCAGGGGTTGATGCGTAGAGGCATGGTGTTCTTACCGCACCCTGACGAAGCAGACTGGGTGGAAGAATTTGTTACGGAGCTTTTACAGTTTCCGTACGGCCGGCGCGACGACCATGTCGACGCGGCGGCTTGGTTGGCGTTAATGGCAACAGAAACGCCTTCGCCTGGCATGAACTATAGTGTAGTGCCTAAGCGAAAAACTTGGCGTGATCGACTAAGCACGATGTCACGTCGTGACAGATCTATGATGAGCTCGTAGGAGAAAGAAATGCCTCGTTCCGGTAAAGTTTTATACCCCGACGCTTGCGCCGCACCCGGCAAGCCGAAGTCGCAAGGTGGGAGTTCGACGGGTAAAAGTGCAAAGTTTAAAGGTGGACCAGAAACCCCGTTACAAAAACAGGAAGGAACACCGCGTGACAAGGGTGTTAATCGATAGCATCTTATGGGAGAGCCAGCTGACAACGCAGTCGCCGAGGCGAACTGGGTAGCTTATCAGCGCGCCCGTGACTCAGGTCACGACAAGTGGCTTGAAACAGCCAAACGGTGCGATGATTTTTACCTGGGTGAGCAGTGGGAGCAAAAAGATCGTGACAAGCTGGAGGCTGAAGGTCGTCCGGTACTTACGATCAATGAAATTCTAAAGGTTGTTAATGCATTCTTAGGAAAGCAATCGCAGCAACGCGCCGACTTTGTGTTTAAACCGAAGCGCGACGCGACGAAGGAAGTCGCTAAGACTCTCTCCCAGCTTATAGAGCAGATTTTAGACAACAACAAGTACGAGTTCCTCGAGAAAGAAGTGTTCGAGGACGGCATTGTTGTCGATCGCGGCTTCTTCGACATTCGTCTGGACTTCGAAGACAACATCATGGGCGATGTTGCTGTGCGTGCACATGATCCGTACGAAGTGCTACCGGACCCGGATGCTAAGAGCTACGATCCGAAGCATTGGAACAGCGTTATAACCACTAGGTGGATGACGCTTGAGGACATAGAAGCTCACTACGGAAAAGCTAAGCGCGACGAACTAGACTCTTCGTCGGCCGCTTACGAAACTTTTGGTGAAGATTCCGTACGCTACGACGGCCGGCGTACCTTCGGCGATGATGATTTCAGCATCCAGAACACTAACTACCAGGATGACACAACCATTCGTTCAGTGCGGATCGTCGAGCGTCAGTACCGTCGTTTAGCCCCGATTAGTTATTTCATAGACAACGTTGTCGGCGATATGAAACGTATCCCTGACGAGTTGGACCCTAAGCAGGCGGAAAAGCTTGCTAAGGAAGCTGGCCTATCGATCATTAAACGTGTCGGTAAACGAATACGCTGGGTAACGACTGCTGATCGCGTCGTTCTTCATGATAGTTGGAGTCCGTACCGTTCGTTCACAGTCGTTCCGTACTTCCCATTCTTCCGTAAAGGAAAGACGTCAGGTGTTGTACGCCAGCTACTGTCACCGCAGGAACAGTTCAACAAGATGGAGAGCCAGATGCTCCACATCGTGAACACAACTGCGAACTCTGGCTGGATGGCGGACGAAGGTTCGCTAGCCAACATGACAACTGAAGAATTAGAAGAGCGTGGTGCCGAGACGGGTCTTGTCATGGTCGTCAAGCGCGGCTCTGAGCGCCCAGAAAAAATTACGGCAAACCAAATACCGACAGGACTTGACCGCTTAGCATCTCGTTCGCAGAGCAACGTTGCGGGGATCGCAGGCGTCGAAGGACTTGTTGGTACGCCATCAAGAGAAGTTTCGGGCATAGCGCTCGACCAGATTGAAGCTAGGGGATTGATCCAGGTAGATGTTCCGTTCGACTCATTGAAACGTACTCGCGGTTTGGTCGCTGAAAAAGTTTTAGAACTTATTCAGGACTTTTATACGGAGACACGGGTCATACGAGTCACTGTTGGTGACGGCTTCGAACAAGAAGACCAAGAAGTCGTCATCAACGGGCTAAATGCAGCCGGTGAAGTCGTGAATGACATCACACTAGGTGAGTATGACATCGTAACTAGCTCTCGGCCGGCGCGTGACAACTTCGAAGATGCGCAGTTCGCCAATGCGTTGCAGATGCGCGAGGCTGGCGTACTGATCCCTGACGATGTTGTTATCCGACATTCACAGTTGGACAATAAAGATGAGATCGCAGATCGTGTCGCATCGTTGCAAGGAGTGGCACCGCCGACCGAAGAAGAGTTGCAGCTCCAGGCGCAGCAGCTACAGCTTGAAATACGCACTGCTGAGCTCGAAGCCGGCAAACTCGAAGCGCAGATTGGCGAATTACAGGCTCGCGCAGCTCAAGCGTTCGCCAAAGCGCAGCAGCTTGAAGGCGAAGCGCAGCAACAGGCGATGGAGATCGGCATCTCTACACGCGAGCGTATGGTTGATTTGCAGGCGAAACTGCAGATGTTCTATGATAACCTCAACAATAAGCTGCAGTTGGCAGGTATTCATGCGCGTAACAAGCGCGAAGTGACGTCGATGCAGGAAGGCACCAAGCACTCTATGAAAGAGCTTGACGTACTGACTCGTCCGTCTCCCGCTCCTAAGGCGCAGTAATGCCTAAGTCGGACCCAGGGAGGTTCTCTAAGGTATTCGATATTCTTGAACAGAATCAGGCGAAGGACTTCGTTAAACGCATAATGGAACCAGAACGGTCGCCATCGATTTTGAACGAAGATAATAGCGTTTCGACGCATCGTATGGCTACAGCAGAGGCAGACGGAGTACATTACGTCTACCCAACAATATTACGAGATGAGCAAGGGATACTGCGGCAACGAGATGGCTCTGATGCATTTAAAGCTGCGATCGAATCTGGTGAAGCCATAGGGTTCAAAACCGCTAAAGAAGCCGATTGGTTCGAACGTAATTGGAAAGTTGTGTGGGGGCATCCCCCAAGGAAGAAAGAATGACCAAGAAAAAAGAAGATCCACCCGAGATTGATCCATTCATGGGCGGTGAAGACGACGATCTTTCCGACATGGAGTATGTCCAGGACGAAAAGTCGACTATGAAGGTAGAAACGCATCCTCCTGAAACAGAAGAGGACGCGAAACTTCTCACTGAATTGAAAGAGTCTGAGGTCGAGGAAGAAGTTAAGGCTGAAGAGGAGGTAGTGGAAGATGGCGAAAAACCCGAAGAGGAAGAAGTCAAAGCCGAAGAAGAAGCGGAGCCCGTCGTACTAGAAGACGAAGATCCTATTAAAGTTCCGAAGGATCGCTTCGACGAAGTCAACGATCGCATGAAAAAGGCTGAGGACGAGGTTAGGTCGCTAAAAACGCAGCTTGAAACTGTCGTAGAGGCAAAGAATGAACCGGAACCAGAGCCGTACGATTACGCGGCCAAAGAAAAAGAAGCGATGGATGCGTTACTGGAGGGTGATGCTGAGAAGCATGCGGGGCTACGCCAGGAAATCCGATCAGCGGAGAAAGAAGAAATATTGCGCGAAGCTCGAGCCATCGCAGCCAAGGGCGATAGTCAGCTCCAAGAAACTCTGACGTTCGAGGAAGCTGGCGCAAATATTGAGGCCAACTTCCCACAGTTTTCCGAAAGCGACGAGAACTACAATGCCGCAGCTCGCGAGGAGCTGATGGATTTGTATGTGGGCTACGCCAGATCTGGCCAATATACCCGGGTACAAGCGTTGCAACGTGCTGCGGATAAAGCGGCTAAGATGCACGGATTGACTGCTACTACGGCCGAAGTACCCAACGATGAGCCGGCTCCTGACAACGTGGTTGATATTAAGCCGACAGACGCGAAGAAGAAGGCTGATGTGGCCAATGCTCAGCCTCCTGCGATGGAAAGTCGCGCAGAAGGTGAGAACGAAGAGCCACGAGTCGATGTTAATTCCATGTCCGACGAAGAATTTGATTCGTTGCCAGAGTCGTCTAAACGGCGATTACGTGGCGATATCTTGTAGAGTTCGAAGGTAGTTTCTGTGAAACAGCTTGGCGGGGCTTGAAGCCCCGCCTTTTTTATGGCTACAGTCCAGGCTCGCGCCCAAGCCGTGTTAGAGCTTGGTCCATCGGCGGGGATATGCTGTTGTTCGGTTGAGTAGTCCGATAACTACGAATTTTCCTTAAACTCTTACTAGGAGTCATACAAATGGCGCTTACAAACTTCACGAACCTCACCACAGAGCAGAAGACCGTTTGGTCTCGAGATCTCTGGGCTGCGGCTCGGAACGCGTCGTTTACAATGCGGTTTACTGGAAAAGGCCCCAACAGCATGATTCAGAGGATCACCGAACTCACCAAGAGTGAGAAGGGCGATCGAGCTGTCATTACGCTTGTTGCGGATCTCGAAGGGGATGGCGTTGTAGGCGATTTCACGATGGAAAACAACGAAGAGGCTATCAAGGCATTCGACACGGTCATCACCATTGACCAGCTGCGTAATGCTAACCGCCTCGCTGGTCGCATGGCCGATCAGAGGTCCGTTGTAAATTTCCGCGGTACGTCTAGGGATGTTCTGGCGTACTACCTTGGGGATCGCATCGATCAGATGGCGTTCCTCACTTTGTCCGGTGTTAGCTATACGCTTACTAACAACGGCGCACTGCGGCCTGTTAACCCAGCTGGCCGTAACCTGAACGATCTGGCGTTTGCTAGTGATGTGTCAGCTCCGACAGCTAATCGCTGGCGGCGTTGGGATGCAGCTACTGGCCTCGAAGCTGGTAATACGGCCAACGTATTGGTAGGTGACACGCCAACTTGGGAAATGCTCGTAGAGGCGAAAGCCTTTATGAAGGATGAGTACATTCGCGGTATCAAGGGGCCAGGTGGCTCTGAGTTCTACCACGTCTTTATGACTCCGCAGGGCATTGCTAAATTGAAGCAGGACGCTACGTTCCTCGCTAACTTGCAGAATGCAGGTCCGCGTGGCACGTCTAACCCACTGTTCAGCGGCAGCATGATTACTCAGGATGGCTTGATCATCCACGAGTTCCGTCATGTTTATAGCGCTTCGGACTGGGGTGCTGGTGCAGTTAATGGCCAGGCTGTCTTAATGTGCGGTGCACAGGCACTTGGTATGGCAGACATCGGTCTTCCGTACTGGGACGAGGATACGTTCGATTATGGCAACCAGCATGGTGTGTCGATCGGCAAGATCTTCGGCCTGTTGAAGCCCACCTTCAACAGCATCTACGCGAGTAACACGGTGCAGGACTTCGGTCTTCTGCGCTTGGACACTGCGGTAGAATAGAATGACACGGTTTAGTCCCCGCTTCGGCGGGGACTTTTTTTACGCTAAGAGGTGTTTTCATGGAATTACCTGTAGATGATAGGCCATTGATGGCCAAGTTCACCGCCACATTGCCGACTCGTGTCGTTTCTGACTGCGGGTCAATGTGTGCTATTTTCGAGGCTGGCGAGACACTCAGCATAAATCGCAAGCTATTTACCGCGGCGATTGCTGCAGGATTGGTGCCTGAAGAGCCGTTAATTGTCCAAACTCCTCCTGTGGTCGTACAAAAGTCTCAGGAAGAGGTTGTGGTAGACGGTTTGCTGGAAGCATGTAAGCTACTTATTGCGAAGGGAGATCCTGGGGATTTCACGATGACGGGGTTCCCCCGTGCGGCCTCAGTGAAAAAACTAGTAGACTTCCACTTCACCACCAAAGATATCGAACGGGCCTTCGGCGAGGCTATGCATGAGGTAGAACGAGATGGCAACGACAGTACGGAGCATTCTGAACCGGTCAGCAGCGCTGCTGAATGATGAAGAGCATACTCGTTGGGAAGAATCTGAACTCTTAGAATGGATGAACGACGGGCAGCGAGTTATCGCTCGAGGCCCAGCTACGGATGTATATGTACTCCGTGCGAACATCACCGCAGTTGCCGGCTCAGTACAGTCGTTGCCCATAGATGGCATCCGCCTGGTTGATGTCGTGAAGAATGTCGCTGCTGGCGGAGCCATCCAATCTACAGATTACGCATTGGTGGATATGCTCAGTAGTACTTGGCGAGCAGGCACAGCAGGCGTGGCCGAGAACTTTTTCTACGACGAGAACAACCCCAAAGAATTTGAGCTATATCCGCCGCAGGCAGGCGGCGAGTCGATAGAAATCGTGTATAACGCTCAGCCGGCTGATGCTGTCGTGACGGGTAATATCATTATCGATGACATGTACGCTGACGCACTTATTGACTATGTTGCGTATCGTGCCTTCAGCAAGGATACTGAGGATACTTCAGGTCAGTTGGGCCGCGCTACGGCATTCTACAAAGCCTTCTTGGTAGGCGCGGGTATGAAAGATTTGACCGATGCTCGAATAGAGCCTGGGAGTTCTTAATGGCGGCTATTTCTGTCCTTACCCCGGATGTGAAGGTAGAAATACCTGACATCCCTTCCTTCGTAGCTGAGCGCCAAATTCTACGTGCTACGCGTGAATTTACGGAGATGACTCGTTCTTGGCGAGTAAATATTCAAGTCAGCACGACTGACTCCGTCGCTACAGTTGATTTGACGGCTTTATTGCCCGCAGGCACAGAACTGGTCGATATCATTTCAGTGAAGAACACTATTGGCGGCGCTCCGGTTGAGCCTCGTACGTTTGCATGGCTGGATGAGAACCACAGCGACTGGCGTTCAGAAGAAGCATTGGACGCTAAGTGGTACGTGCTCGAGGGCAACAACACAATCCGTTTCATATTCACGCCGTCTACTACGGTAGCGAACCAATACTTCGTGCGAGTCGCGGTGAAACCACTACTCACAGCGACAGTGTTAGACGACGTCTTAGTAAATAAATACGACGAATTGCTCGTGCATGGCGCACTAGCGAAGTTATTCTTGATTCCACGTAAGCCTTGGTCAGATACCACTCTAGCTCAGTACCACCAAACGCTGTTCTTAGCAGGTATTCCTGGAGCTCGAACAGAGGCTGCGGAGGAGTTCCAGACGGGGATACCACGTAAAGTGAAGTACGGCGGGCTGTAAATGTCTGTTATTCGACTCGGCGGGTTCAGGGGAGAATTTCCTCGCGTACACCCCAGGCTGCTACCTACGGGAGCTGGTCAGTCGGCTATTAATTGCCGAATGGACTCTGGCGCTGTGGAGTCGGTGCGGGACGTTGCTAACCTGCAGTCGACGACTTTATCGAGCCCAATATCACTACATCGTTACGCAGCCAATATATGGCTGGAGGCGACTACCGACACTGACTGGGTGACATACCCAGTAGCAAATGACGCCTTCGGCCGTTTAATTTTTGCGGATCCATCAGCGGGGGCGCTACGCGTAACCGACGCTTCTTTGGTCGGTGTGGGCGGTTATCCCGCTACTTTCAGGAATCTCGACGTGCCGGCACCGGTGCAAGGTTTCTCGGCAGCGCTTGCTGGCACAGCTGACGACGACACGGAGATCCCCGAGACTCGGTTCTATGTGCTCACCTTCGTCAATAACTGGGGCGCAGAAGGTCCGCCATCGCCGCCAAGTAACCAGGTGGAGTGGCGCGACGGCCAAACTGTATCGTTGACGTCGTTATCCACTGTACCGGCTGGTAGCTACAACATTACGCATCGACGCATCTATCGTTTGAATACAGGGGCTTCAGGTGCGACGAACTACCAATTCGTAACAGAGATCGCTGTTTCGCAGGTACAAACAGCAATTACTGGCATTACGCAGGCGAATCCAGTCGTAGTTACTACGGGCGTAGCACATGGCATTGTCGAGGGGCAAGAGGTGACTTTCGCTGGCCTGGGTAATGAATCGACGCAAGTGATTACGTTGATCAGTAAAGCGAACCCGGTGAGGATTACAGTCACGGGGCATGGTTACGTCACAGGTGAAACCGTCGAAATATCGGATCTTGGTGGTACCAACGGGATGGACGAGCTACAAGGAGTTCGTGCGGTTCTAACGGTTATCAACGAAGACAAGTTCGAACTAGCTTCGATAGACAGTACTGCCTATACAGACTATGCAACTGGCGGCACAGCAGCCAGAACTACAGGTATGGATGAGCTGCAGGGCAATAAATTCTTTGCCAATGTAGTCAGTGACACAAAGATCTCTTTGACGGGTATTGATGGTACGGGTTTCTTTGCTTACGTCAGTGGTGGCTTAGTGTCGCAGATCGCTGGCGTGACATACGTTGATGCTGTGCCCTCAGCGAATTTGGCTGAGGTCATACCGACAGAGCTCTATGATCCACCAAACAGCGCCACAGTTGGTGTTACAGCGCACCCAGCAGGGTTTTTAGTCGGCTTCTATGGCAACACGTTGGCTTTCTCTGAGCCCGGGGCACCGCATGCTTGGCCTATCGATTACCGGTTAGTGACGAACAATAACATCGTGGGGGTAGGCGTCTTCGGCGGTACGATCGCTGTAGTCACAGAAGGATGGCCTTACCTGGTCGTGGGGTCTGATCCTTCAGCGTTATCGATGGTAGAGCTCGAGATCGAGCAGGCTTGTGTGGCTAAGCGCGGCATTGTGGACTTCGGTACGGCGATTGCTTATCCCAGCCCTGATGGGCTGATTATGATCTCAGCACAAGGTGCTCAGAACGTATCGTCGGGCATCTTCAATCGCGATCAATGGCAAGCTTTAGTGCCTTCGTCTTTCATAGCGTTTAACTGGGAACAGCATTATCTGTGCTTTTATGACGATGGCTCTGTGACACGCGGCTTCCTTATTGATCCGTTCGCGCCTGACTTCGGCGTGCGGTACGTAGAGAAGTACGCGACGGCTGGTTACAAGGATATTGAGGAGGATCTCCTCTATCTGATCATCAGCGATGAGATTGAGAAGTGGGACCAAAGTACTACAAACCTGTCATATACTTGGAAATCTCGGCCGACGTTTACGCCAAGGGCTGTTAATATGGCCGCGGCTAAGATCATCGCCGACGCCTATCCGATCACCTTTGAGCTCCATGTAGATGACGTGAAACGATTTACAGCGACAGTGGGGTCTATCGATGCTTTCAGGCTACCTGGAGGATACAAAGGCGAGAAGTACGAGGTAGTCATCAAGGGCACACGAAAAGTGTCCGAAGTCACTCTGGCAACTACCATGCAGGAGTTGTCAGTAGTCGTATAAGGAACCGTTATGACAACCGCAAAGGCAGGCATGCACGGTCATCCCCCGATCGTCAAAATAGAAAAAATACAAAGAACAGAAGTACAGAAGTACGTAGAAATGTGGAAGGATCCCGCGTACCGTATTGTTTCCCCAGGCGAAGAATCAGCCCAAATCTTCCTGAGTCAGGCTAAACCTCTACCAGACAGTACGTGTATCGACTTTGGCTGCGGCACTGGTCGCGGCGGTCTAATGATTGCGTTATTCGGTAACATGGTCGTGACGCTGCTCGATTTCGCGTACAACGCACTCGATGAAGAGGTCAAGAACGCGACGATTACTCAGCCGCACCGTATTTCCTGGGTAGAGGCGGATCTGAATAACCCAATCCCCGCGGCTGCCGCCTACGGATATTGTACCGACGTAATGGAACATATCCCCCTGGGGGAGGTAGATCGAGTCTTACAGAATATCTTACAGTCAGCGAACCACGTGTTTTTTCAGATATCGACGGTCGACGATGTCATGGGCGAAACCATTGGTGAGACGCTGCATATGACGGTCAAGCCATACAGTTGGTGGCTCAAGAAGCTGCGCAAGCTGGGCGTCGTGGTGCATTGGTCGCAGAACTACGATGATCAGATGTGCCAGTTCTACATCAGTTCTTGGGTAAACCACAACGTCATAGAGATCGAAGGCAGCGTCAATACAGCGGCGCAGCAGGTTTTCGACAATATGCGCTGCAACGCCAAGACAGACTACTTATTGACCCACCCGCATCCGCTCCAGGATACGGAGATTATGATGATCTGCGGGGGCCCTTCGTTGAATGACTTTGAGGATGAAATCATCGAAGAGCGCAGTAAAGGCATGCCAATGATTACGTGCAATGGCACCTATAACTGGGCCATTGAGCGCGGTATGAATCCCTCTCTACAACTGGTCATTGATGCTCGAGAGTTCAACAAACGCTTTGTCCAACCAGTGGTTGACGACTGCAAATATATGCTTGCTTCTCAGTGCCATCCTTCGATGTTCGAAGGGCTACCGCTGGACAGAACGCATATCTGGCACGCGGCATTTGGCGAAGAAGCGAGCGACTTACTTGATGAACTCTATGAAATTTGGTTCCCGGTACCAGGAGGTTCCACGGTAACTTTGCGGGGCCTTTGCTTGCTCCGCATGTTGGGCTTTCATAAGATTCACATGTATGGTTTCGACAGCTGCTATCGCGAGGAAGACCATCACGCGTATTCGCAGCCTGAAAATGACTATGGATCGAAGCCAATCCCTGTCGCTGTAGGCGGCCGGGTTTTTTGGTGCGACGCATGGATGTTTACGCAAGCCAAAGAATGGATGGATATGATCGGTATGTTTGGCGACGAGATCGAGTTGGATGTTAAAGGTGATGGGCTTATAGCTCATATTATTCAAACGGGTGCCGCGCTTAGCGCCTTAGAGGAAAACGAGGAATAAACTATGGCTGCTACAGCATGGACTTTTTACAACGAAGCCAAGAAGAAGATTGGTAATAACACCATCCCGTTAGACGCCGGCATCTTCAAAATGCAGCTTCATACGTCCGCATCGAATGCATCAACTGCCACTCTATCGGTCGCCAGCGAAGTCAACAACGAAATTGCCGTCCAGGCTGGCTATAACGCTGGCGGTAAAACTATCTCGGGGGTTGTTTGGACAATTGCTGGCAACCCGTCATCCGTTAAATGGGACGCAACAGATTTAATCTTCACTGCCAGTGGCGCGAATCTTAGCATTGTGAAATTCGCCGTGGTTCATAATTCGATTAACGCCGTTACTTCTGGTCACTTACTTGTTTGGTCACGTTTAAGCACCTTGCAGTTCTCAGTGACTTCGGGTAATACATTGACAGTGCAGTTCGCTACGGCTGGTATTTTCACCCTTACTTAAATCGAGGTGCAACGTGGCGGATGAAAAAGAAGAAGTAATCTCTATAGAAGAGTACCAGGAGCGTTGTAAGCAGCAGGCGCGAACGATACCGATGGTAAAAGCGGAAGCAGTAGTTAAGATTTTTAACCAGGACGGCAGTCTTAAATCAACTTTGAATTTTTCCAGTGAGGAAGTAGACGATGCGACTTAGTACAGCATTAAGAAACACTTTGGCTGATGCCATTGATACGGCGGTAGGCGCAACAGGGTTTGCCCGCTTCTACACAGCGAGTGGGACTACTTTGCTTGCAAGTGCAAGTTGCAGTAACCCCGCTTTTGGCGCGGCAGCAACAGGTGTCATTACGCTGGATATTACCCCAGCGGTTGAAGACACTACTCCTGCCGCGGCAGGTACGTGTGTCAGACTTGGGTTTTATCCTGCAGCTACAGGTGCCTACGCGACAGATGTCTTCATGCTCGGTGTAGCCACTTCGGGTGCTCCAGATGTAACGATGGCGAACAACGTCATTGCGACAACGGATACAGTGCAGGTATCTAGCCTGCAAGTAACAGTACCGGCTGGCATACCTGACGTAACGTAAGTCTTCCAACTATGGGAGACGAGCGAGAAGGCGCAGTCTGGATCGCTTCATACCCGAAGTCAGGAAATACCTGGCTTCGGTGTTTGTTGGAGGCTTATCGCCGTAACGGCAATTTAGACATAAACGATATGCGCATCACCACTGGCGATGCTGGTGCGACTATCATCCAGGGCGTATCCCCGCTCCCCCTGGATAAACTCGGTTTTCGTGGTGAGATGTTAGTACGGCCGGCAGCCTTGTTGAACTTGCTCACAAGAATGTCCAGCCCCATGTGGATAAAAACCCACTTCGCTAACATACAACCCGCTGGGTTGCCTCATTGCATCCCACAAGATTTTACGGAACGTGCAATTTATATCGTACGTGACCCTCGAGCGGTGTTCCTGTCGTTCGCACAGTTTTTCAACTTTTCATTAAAAACTGCTGCCGATGCGATGAGCAACAACGAATTTGCTATTGGGGGTATGGGGGACTATGCCAGTACTTTGATTTCTGACTGGTCAAACCATGTCGCTTCATGGACATCCGAGACTGCGTATCCTGTACACATAGTAAAGTATGAGGATCTGGCTAAGGACTCGGCGAAGGAACTCAGTGAGGTCCTGGACTTCTTAGGAATGGATACTGAGAAAGCTATTATTCAACGAGCAGTGAAGGCCGCTGATATCAGTAAGCTCAAGGCGAAAGAAGAGGAAGAAGGCTTCCGTGAAAATATTACGGAGAAACACGGTAATTTCTTCAACGGCGGTACTTCATGGGAAGAGGAACTTGGTTCTAAATGGATCGCTAGGATTGAAAAGGATCATGGTAAAGTCATGAAAATTTTAGGTTATTTATAGGAGGGCATCATGCCTTATTCAGCAAACCAAGTCGCGAAGCTACAGGCTGAGCGCACCAACGATCCCCACGGTCGTACATACTTAGGCATGGACGATGCAACGTTTTTGGCGTCGGTCAACCTTGCTGATGTTGCAGTACTTCGAGAGGACGTTACTACACAGGAAATTTTCGAAGCCTATGTTGGTTCTGAGCTTCCTGTTCGCGGAAGTGATCAGTGGGAAAACCTGATGTTACTGGGGGCTATGAACAACGGTTCTGATTTGTCAATGTCAGGTAACATTCAAACCGTATTAGAGGATGTTTTTGGAATAGCTACAACTACGCGGGCTAACTTGTTAGCACTTAAAGATCGAAACGATTCACCTGCGAAAATTGCGGGACTACCACCGCCTTCTTTGGGCGACGTACAGAGGACAAGCTAATGGCAGAGACACTCCCAACTCGAAAGGCTGACGCACCACTAACGATCACCGCATGGACGACCTCTTTACTTACGGGTGAGTTTGCTACCTCTGCGCTTTACGATTCATCCGCTTTGATGGATGCTCTCGTCGGCGGCGTGATCGAAGCTGACACCGTAACCGGCATCATGGCGGCAGGCGAGTCGTTTGATCTGTACGTCCTCGGACAATACTCAGCGACCGTGACCGATATTGGCGGCGCAATCGACGCCGCGCTAGGTGCGGATGGCGAAGAAGCGGAAGATGTTTCTTTCGTCAAGGCCAATATGACGCTAATGAAGTCCATTAGCTTGGACTCGGCGCTGCCTGACACGCAGCAGGGTTATCACTTCGGGCCGATCGCTTTAGCGCAGTTCTTTGGTGGAGTCATGCCACGCGCATTCATGCTTGTGCTGCACAACAACACAGGCGCGTCATTAGGCTCCGGCTCCAACGTAAACGTTGAGGGCATTACTTATACGACCAGCTAAGGACAGTCCGTGGCGATTATTCGCAAAATCCCGTGGACATCGCAACCGCCGCCGGGGACGCCGCTTCGTAAGGACGGCATAGCTCTATGACTTTCCCAGTCATAGAGTCTGTTGCTGACGATCACAACGAGACAGGCAACTCCACTACCCATACGGTAGATTTGCCCGCCGGTATTCGTACTGGTGAGTTGTTACTTATATTTGCTGTTTCTGACGGTCTTGATGCCCAAAGCGCCCCGATTGGCTGGAAGCGGGCAGCTTCAGAAACCAGTTCCCCTGTTACTAATATCTGGTACAAGAAGGCTGTTGGCGATGAAGGGTCGTCAATAACCATCACGACTGTTGCTGGGCAAGTTCTTATATCAAAAGCCTACCGTATATCAGGCGCAGCAGACCCAGATATTTATCCACCCGAAGCGGCCCATGCTGGTGCGAGTTCGGCCGCAGCCAACGCTCCGTCATTATCAACCTCATGGAACAGTGAAGATACCTTGTGGTTGTCCCTTGTTGGAGTGGACACCACTGGTATTATTTTTACGACCTTCCCGCGCAACTTTACCGATACTGGTTCGTTTGATGCCGATGGTGGGGCTGGTGTAACTCTTGCTTATTGCCAAAAGGAAAGTCACGAACAGACAATAGACCCAACTGCATACGCTCAAAGTAATGAGCAATGGAACGCATGGACTGTTGCTATAAGACCAAAGTTTGACGGACTGCATCAACAAATTCAGCGGCGCAATTTTTTATTGGCGTCTGCTGCCGAAACTACTGGCATGGTTGTTCGTAAGATTCCGTGGACGATCAAGCCGCCCTTAGGAACGCCGCTTGATTACGGCAATTCGCTCTGCCGAGGATTGTTGTTGGTTGATACTTTTCAAACCGACAAGTCTTTTGATTTAACTAGAAAACATATAGATGACGGAGCCAGCAACAAGATAGTTCAAGTTGTTCATCCTTATGGCAGGGAAGGAGCGTTCTTTGACAATGTAGCTAATGATCGTATACGTCGATATGCCCAAACTCCCAACACCCCTAGCAGCATGGTGGGTCTGCCCGGGTTAACAGTTGCTACAATACATCGCAAACGCAACCCCTCTGGTACTGATGGTACTTATCGTTTAGGAGGCATCATACGTTCAGGCTTTAACAGTTGGTTTATGAATGCAAGTGATAATAATGCCAATGTCAGAAAATATTTCTGGTCTGTATACGATACGACACCAACTCAATTTGAAACAGATGATGGAGCGACATATTCAACGACCGATACTGAACCACATATAATTATTGGACGGTGGATAGCAAGTACCGTTCTTGATCTTTGGCTTGACGGTGAGTTTTACACTGATCGTGCTGCTGGCGCACCAGCCAATATGCGGAATGATCGTGATGAGGCTTTTCAGGTTGCAGGCGAACACACTAATCCACAGTCTGCCAACGAAGAATTTTTCTTGTCAGTTGTATGGAATCGAGGATTATCTGATACAGAGATAAGAGAGTTTTCTAACAATCCATGGCAGATATTCGAACCGCACATTCAGCATATACCAATTGGATTTATAGCTGTTGCTGGCGGCAGCCCCACAGCCAGTGGTACACCGTCAATAGATGTTATTACCGCTTCTGGTACAGCGACACAAACACAACTGGCATCTGGTACGCCATCGATAGATGTCTTAACCGCATCAGGTGTTGCGACACAAACACAACTAGTATCTGGTACGCCATCGATAGATGTCTTAACCGCGTCAGGTGTTGCGACACTTGCGGCATTCATAACAGCTAGCGGTACTCCATCGATAGATGTCTTAACCGCGTCAGGTGTTGCGACACTTGCGGCATTCATAACAGCTAGCGGTACTCCATCGATCGACGTCGCAACTGCGGTAGGCGTAGCTACTAGAGGGCCCATCATAGACGACGTAAATACAACGGAGTCGTGGAATGACGGCGACTCAGGCTTAATCATAACGGGCAAGGGGTTCATGTAATGCCACAAGTTAAATTGGAAGTTCGAACTATGAACAGTATAGACCGCCTTATATTTCGTGAGGGCGAAGATCGTAATGGGCCAGCAATGATAATGAATATTGCTGATAAACAGGTGATGCGAGCAGCGATTCAAGGAGTGAATACCCCCGGTGATTTTGTGTTCGTTAATGATGCTTTGTTTCGACGTGAAGAAGGATCTACTACTGCTCAGATCGCATTGTTTACGGTCGAGCAAGACTGCGATGACTTCATAGCGGCTCATCCTGGCACGAGTAAAATAACTGAGCTGTCTGGTGACGGCTTTAACTGGAAAGCAGTTGAAGGCTAATGGCTGACGTTTGGTATAAAACAGGCACGTTTACTACCCCGGCGTCGGGTACGACAGTTATTTCGACGACAGACAAAGGTACTAACCCGAAAGCTATTCACCTGTGGTGGACTCACGCTGATACGAATGACACTAATGAACTAGGCGTCTGCTTTGGGCATGGCTTTGGTGACGGCACTGACGAGACTGCGATGTGCCTCGCGTCTCAGCACAACGGCTCAGTCAATCGTCGTCATGGTATAGGTACAATAGCAGGTACAGGCAACTGCATAGCAATTCTTAATCCAGCATCTATTACCACAACTACATCTGGCACGCTGTTTGTTATTGGCACAACGGCAGCGATGAACGTTAACGATGTAACGATCACTTATACGACATTCACTGCTGGCATCATCGTTCACTATGAGATATGGGGCGGCGCAGATTGTTCTGCCAACATGACCATTCGTAACGCTGATCCTGCTACTGATTCCCCGTTTACTCATAGCTTAGGTGCAACCCCTGATCTGATCTTGCAATGTACTTTGGGCCAGGCCCATCCAGCTAACGCTGAGTTCGCGTTTATGGCGTTTGGCGCAGCTCATGACAATGGTGCAAGCATTGATCAATGGATGCTGTCTGCATACCTGGGAGATAACAACGAGACTGATACAGGGTCAGCGATTACGCCTGCAATGTATACAGGGCAGTACGACCTCGAGTATGCCGATTGGGATAACACAATAACGGTAATCGGTGCGACTACGTTTACGTGGACAGCGGGGACTGGTTCATCTGGCATGACCGATGATGTCATCGACTTATACTTAGATTTTAGCGGCGTTGGTGTCGATGTCGGTACGTTTACGAAATCTACGGGAGGGGCACCCGTAACACAAGCATTGCCTAACCTTGGCTTTACGCCTTTGGGTTATCACCTAGCTACTGCGAACAATACGGGCACGGGCAGAACAACTCAGACTGAAGGCCATATGGCGCACGGTGCTTACGACGGATCTACAGGACATGCAGCCGCAGGCGTCCAAGATAATGGCAATAATACTGATCGGGCGTCTCGTTCAATCACTGGTGAAGTCCTGTTTGGGTCGGCAGACCTAGATGTATCTGGAGTTCAGTTCTCAGGTACACCGCAAGCGATCACTGACGCTACGCCAGATGTTGAATGGAATCCGAATACAGCCAGTGCTGTTCACATAGGCTACTACGCTGTCGAGGATACGAACCTCACTTTGACAGCTTCAGGTACACCGTCAATAGATACAATTACTGCGTCGGGTACGGCAATACTAGCAGCGCAGCACGAACAAGATAGCTTCGGGTTCTATAATGATGGCACTGAAGCAGGAGCAACAACGCTTGCTGCTCAGAATGTTGATATTTCCATTGGAAAGGAGGAAACATTCCAATTAAGAGTGGGCGGCCAGCTAACCGGCGATCCTGACGCACTATCGGCAACACTACAATATAAGAAAACCGGCGACGCCGATTCTGAGTTCCGAGACGTACCGTAATGGCTGCTGTTATAGGCAAATGGCAAGGCGGGATCGTATCGATCGTCCCGCCAACAACTTATGCGGTTCCGACCAGCGATCTGTTCAACAGTGGGTCGGCAGTACGTAATGATGGTACTGCTTACGCTCTAAGTTCTAGTGCCCGCCTGACTCTGCCTTCGTCAGCACTTGCTGACGGCTATTTGCTGAGAGTCAGCTCTACGTACGACGATACCAGCTCGGGTCGTGTGTCCATATCTGGCCGCATTGTGCAAATCAGTGGCACTGGCAACTACGTGCCACTTACGAGTGGTACATATTCGCGTGACGCCAATAACGACAAATCTACACTAAGTTGTGCAGGGTTTATTGATAATCCGTCAGCGTCAGCAACGTTTGACTTTCAGTGGCAGCGTGGCTCGGACGCACCCACTGGTGGTACGACACGTTCCATCTTTGAGATTATTCCATTCTTCTATGCTGATATTGGAATGTACACAGGTGCCGGTACTGAGCTGTTGGGTGGTACGACACGAGGAGTGACCACTCTTAGTGCCACGGTAGTAGAAGGCACTAACATAACTCGCTCAGCGAACGTAGTCACAGTAACGGGCGACAACAAGCGCTACTTCATTATTTCCAGCAACTTCTCGATAGGTCGTGGTGGCACAGCAAGAACCCAGCGCATCTTCGGGCTTGACTATGATGGTACGGCTGATTTAGCGGCGCAGTCTTACGCTTACTACCGACAAACGTCAGCGGATCACTGCGGCGGCATTATCATGGACATCATTGAGACGGTCACGGCAAGTCGCACGATCGAATCAACTACCTTCCGTGGCCTTGGTGTTGCTAACGGGCAGGGTGGTGCTGACGTTGATTCAGGTGTGCCGTCATCAACCGTCAATGGTTTGGTTGTTCTTGA